GATTTAGGAAATTTTCTAAATCTTCCATATTATAATTCAAAAAATACAACGCGGTATGCCTATAAGGATGATGGAACAGCTGCAACATTGCGAGAGTTCGTCTCATTATATAATAAATATTCAGTAACCGGTACCGACGAAGTTGCAATCCAGGTATCCGGTGACGTCATAAAGGATGGTCCACCATGCTTGCAGCAACTGTGCACACAGGGATTTCCAGAAGGAACACGTAATAATGGACTATTTAATATAGGAGTTTATCTAAGAAAATTTGATCCGGATAGCTGGAAAACACTATTGGAAGACTATAATAGAAATTACATGACACCACCGCTCGCGGCGCAAGAAGTTGTCATTGTTCAAAAACAATTAGAGAAAAAAGATTACAATTACAGATGCAAAGAGCCACCCATCAATTCATACTGCAATTCTAAAGTGTGTAGAGGACGTAAGTACGGAATAGGTAATGGCAGTGCGGCATTAGAGTTTAGTGCGTTAACCAAGTTACAGACGGATCCACCAGTTTGGTTTCTGGATGTTGGGGATACGCGAATGGAATTACAAACAGAGGAGCTACAGATTCAAACAAAGTTTCAGAAGAAATGCATGAATTCTTTGGATACTATGCCTCCTCTAGTAAAACAGTCAGTGTGGCAGGAGATAATTGAAAGGCTAATGCATAACCTTATCAAGATTCCTGTTTCTGATGATGGGTCTTTGGCCGGTCAGTTTGAGGCTCACCTCCAGGAGTTTTGTACTGATCGTGCCCAAGCCCTAAATAGAGATGAATTACTACTGCGCAAGCCGTGGACAGAAGAAGGAATTACCTGGTTTAGATTAAAGGACCTTACGGATTACTTAACCAGAAACAAGTTTACATACTTTAATACTGGACAATTGGTTCAAGCTTTAAGAAATATAAAAGGAAAAAGTGACAAGTTTAATCTTAAGGGAAGAACAGTGAGAGTGTGGGGAGTTCCCGCATACCAGCAACAGGATTCAGCTTTTGATATAAAGGAGATTGATAGTGCCCCATTCTAAATCAAAAAGAAATGTAACTGACTTAAGATATGTGGAATCAGAAAAAGGATATTTTAATAATATATGGCAATCAATTAGATTTAGAGGTGTCGCATATAGCATTAAAAGTAGGAATCATCTTTTAGAACTATGGAACAACCATAAAAAAGAATATGGTCCTTGTTGTAGATATACTGGGGTTGAACTTACCACTAAACGTTCCACTGGTGAAGGTTGGAAAAGGAGTAGACCTACTAATATATCCGTTGACCGTGTAGATCCTAGACTTCCTTATGAAGAAGGAAATATTGTCTTTTGCACATGGGAATTTAATAACAGAAAAAGTGGTGTCACACCTGATGATTGTAAACGAATACTGAAAGTATATGGGGAAATAAATGAAAACTAAAATAATACTTGGCCCGCCAGGAACGGGAAAGACACATAACCTCTTGAAGCTTGTGGAACAGGAATTGGCTAGAGGCACACCACCGGATAGGATTGCATTTGTTGCATTCACCAAGAAAGCGGCAAACGAGGCACGTGACCGGGCAATGAAGAAGTTTGATCTGGAAGAACAACACTTACCATATTTTAGAACATTACATTCCTTTGCATTCCATGAACTAGGTCTTACCAAGGCAGAAGTAATGTCAAGAGATAACTACAAGGAGTTTGCACAGTCATTTGGAATGGATCTAGGATCTGTTACGGACGGTGTTGATTCCGGTGGAGTATTTACAACTGATAACATATTGATAAATGAAGTTAATTTGGCAAGAATGAAGTGTATGGACTTGGAGCATCATTATAATAGTTCCAATTTGCAAGATATTTCATGGCACGCATTATTAAGAGCCCAAAGATCTTTGGAAGAATTTAAAAAGAAAAAAGAGTTATTTGATTTTACAGATATGATTGAACTATATCTAGATGCTGGAACAGTTCCTAAACTAGATGTAGTATTTGTTGATGAAGCACAAGACCTATGTAAATTACAGTGGCGCATGATTGATAAGATTACACAGGAACCTGTAAAGAAAATCTATGTAAGTGGTGATGATGACCAAGCCATATACAACTGGGCCGGTGCTGATGTACATCACTTTATTAAGCTTAAAGGAGAAATTGAAATTCTTAAACAGTCCTATAGATGTTCAAAAGTCATTCAATCAGTGTCTCAAAGAATCATTGACCGTGTTAAATTCAGAAGAGTAAAACAATGGAAAGGAACTGATAAGAATGGGATGGTTGTTTATCATAATTATCCAGAAGGAGTTAATCTTAATGGCAATGATAGTTGGTTAGTATTAGCTAGAACAAACTATCTATTGGATGAGATAGAAAGAGACATAAGATTACAAGGAAAGTTATACAAACGAAATAATAAGTTGCCAATATCACAGAAGCTCATGAATGCCGTTGATGCATGGAAGAATCTTAATGCAGGTGCATTAGCAACAAAAGCAGATGTAAAATCAATCTATTCCTACATGTCTTCCCAAATCGGAATTGAGAGAGGACACAAGGGATTAAAGACAGCAGACAAGGATGAATATGAGATGGAAGAACTTGTCATGCATCATGGTTTATTGATGGCTGGAAGACCGTGGGACGTGGCTTTTGATAAAGTAGGAAACAGAGATAAAGAATTTTTACGTGCAATTGAACTAAGAGGACAATTAATAACAACTGATCCCAAGATTCATTTAAGCACAATTCATGGAGCGAAAGGTGGAGAAGCGGATAATGTTATGCTTCTTACTGATCTTTCCAGAAAAGCAAACGAGGCAATGGAAAAGAATTCAGATGATGAATGCCGTGTGTTCTATGTAGGGGCTACACGCGCTCGTAACCAACTACATATAGTACAACCACAAAGACAAGGAGGGTTTATAATATGATAACTAAAGAAGAAATATTGGTGAAAGCTAATCAACTTATTTCTAAGACTAGAAATGAGACACATGGGGATGCATTTAAGAATCACGCAGAGATTGCGGAGTTCTGGAATATATTTCTGGATGGTAAGTTAAGACCAATGGCTAATATTACAGCTGCTGATGTAGCTATTATGATGATATTATTAAAGATATCACGTACCACACAAGGTGAAAAATTTAATTTGGATAATTTTGTTGATATGGCAGGTTATTCAGCGATAGCGGGAGAAATTAGTGACTCAGGATCTTTTTAAAACAGTAAATTCTAATTGGGTTGCACCCACTGAATTTCCTAAACTAGAAGGCAAAGTAGCAGTAGATTTAGAAACATGCGACCCACATTTGATTAAAGAAGGTCCAGGATGGCCACGCAAGCGTGGCTACGTCATTGGCATTGCTGTCGCTAATGCCTCTTTTAAAGGATATTATCCTATCGCTCACTCCGGTGGAGGGAATATGGATGAAAAGAAAGTTATTAAATATATCAAGTCCGTATGTGAAGATGATTCCATTGAAAAAATATTCCACAATGCGCAATATGATATTGGATGGCTTTCAACACTTGGAATAGAAGTCAAAGGAAGAGTCCATGACACCATGGTAGCTGCGGCACTCATAGATGAGAATAGATTTTCATATACATTGAATAGTATTGTCCATGAATATCTAGGAGAATTCAAGAATGAACAAAAGCTTAAGGAAGCGGCTGACGCTTTTGGTGTAGATCCCAAGAATGAAATGTACAAGTTGCCATCCACTTTTGTGGGTGAATATGCAGAAGCGGACGCTGATCTAACTTACAAGTTGCATGAGAAATTGTCATGGGAGATTGTCAAAGACAACCTTACAACGGTATATGAATTAGAGTGCAATCTTATTAATGTAATTTATAGAATGACCAAGACTGGTGTTAGGTTTGATCAATATAAATGCGTAGAGTTAAATGATAAATTTAAAAATAAAGAAAAAAAATTAATGAAGAGAATCAAGGACCTAACCGGTCTTAACATAGAGATATGGGCAGCAGCATCAATATCAAAAGCTTTTGATGCGTTGAACTTACCTTATGAAAGAACAGAGAAAACAAATTCTCCTTCATTTACGAAGATGTTCCTTACGGACCATCCACATGAGTTACCTCGATTAATTAT